TTCACCAGCACACCACAAGGTTACAACCACTTTCATAAGTATTGCATAGAAGCTCAGAGAGGAACCAACGGTTTCAAATACTTTGAAATCCCATGGTTCATGGTTCCGGGTCGAGATGAGGCTTGGAAGAAGAAGGTCATGAGCGATTTGAATAACGATGAACAGTTATTTGCCCAAGAATATTCCTGTTCATTTTTAGGCTCTGTCCTAACCCTCATCGCCACCAACAAATTGAAGTCAATGGTCTATTCCATACCTCAAGTCAATTCGACTGATGAGGTAAAAGTCTATGTTGAGAATATCAATCCATATTCAACATATATTCTACCAGCAGACGTGAGTCAAGGTAAAGGTCTGGACTATCACGCATTCTCAGTGATTGATATCAGTCAACAACCCTATGAACAGGTAGCCACGTTCAGAAACAACATGTGTTCACCATTGGAATATGCTGAAATCATCTACAGGACAGCCAAGAAATTCAACAATGCTTATGTCCTGATCGAACTGAATGATCTTGGTGGACAGGTAGCCAACTCTCTAGCAATCGATCTTGAGTATGAAAATTTGATCTACTCAATGTCAAAAGGAAGACTAGGACAAATCGCATCTCTGTATCAGGAGAAAGCAGAACCGGGTGTCAAGACATCAATAACAACAAAAGCTGTTGGTTGTAATATGTTAAAATTGATGGTAGAGAAGGATGTCCTACACATCGTTGATGCTGACACTATTGATGAATTAACAACATTTGTCAGATCAGATAAAGCTAGAGGATCATTCTGTGCTCAAGAAGGAAAGCATGATGATACTATCACACCTCTATTCTTGTTTGGATGGTTGACTAACAATACTCTGTTCACTGATCTTACCAATGTTGAAATGAGAACACAACTGAGAGAACAGAGTATCAATGAGATTGAATTGATGTCATCACCTATTGGTCTGATCAATGGTGGTAGTAGTGATGGTGGTATGGGTACTGTAGATAGGAATGTATGGGAACCATATGTACAAGATAGTGGTTCTCAACATCCTGATAGATTCAATCAATATGATGACAACATCCATGAGAAATTCGATTCCAACGTATGGGAACGCTGTTAACAAATTCCCGGTATTAATAATCTATTAATAGTTCTATTCGGAGGACACCTGATTGTAGCATGCCAATTTCAGGATGTCAATGTTTCAGATTCCAAGATTATCACTGTTTATAGAAGCTTGATATTCAAGAGTTTTAGTTGCACAATAGACAATCACTATCTAGGTATATCATGGCAATAACAAAACGCAAGTCAACTATCATTTCAGAAAAGACAGCAAAACCGAAATCCGATAAGTCTACTCATTATGTTGACAATGAGAGGTTCTTTCGTGAGTTGTTAATCTGGCAGGCAGAAGCAGAACTTGCAAGCCGAGAAGGGAGACCTGTTCCAAAGGCTTCTGAATACATTGGTGAATGTATCATGAAGATTTGTCAGCGTCTAGCGACTCTTCACTACTTCCGTGGTTATACCTATGTGGATGAATTGGTTCTCAATGCAGTAGAGAACTGTGTCAGGAAGTTAAAGAATTTCGATCCGGGAAAGACATCCAATCCATTTTCTTACTACACCCAGATTGCATATTTTTCATTCATCGGAACAATCGATAATGAGCGTAACGAAGCCTATGTCAAGTACAAGTCCATAATCCAGCGTCTGACGAGTTCTGAACTAGCCAATAGCCCAGATGACATTACTGCAGTCCAAGAGCACGCCATGGACAACGTAGAGCTTCAGATAGGGCATCTGGAAGAATACATCAAAGCTTTTGAAGACAAGAAGCTTGCTCGAAAGGCTTCTAATAAGAGTAAGAAAAAGAAATCGAAAGATGAAGTGTTATCTCTAATGGATGATGTTATCGAGAGAAAGACTGAACTTAAAGGTGGAAGTGATATAATCAATCTGTTTGATTTAGCCAACAAAGCTACCTTTAGGAAGGGGAATAATGAAGAAAATAAGTTGGAAAATTTGTTACAATGAATGATTTGAAATCTAAAAATATTAAAGCAATGAGTTTGGCAACAATCGGTTGGAAATTATGCAAATAGCACTTATTTCAGATGTCCATTTTGGTGCAAGATCAGAAAATGATCGAATAGCTGAACATCAAAAAAAATTTTTTAGGGATGTGTTTTTTCCATATTTGATAAAGTATAAAATTGATACCATATTCATTCTGGGTGATGTTTTCGAGCGCAGAAAATATATTAACTTTAAATCACTATATCTAGCAGAAAAAATGTTTTTTAATCAAGCTCTAGAGCTTGGATTAAAACTTCATGTGATGATGGGAAATCACGATGTGGTATCTTATGATACTAGTGAGATAAATTCTATAGATTTGTTACTTGAAAAATATAGTAATGTAATCAAGTATACTGATAAACCGACTGAGGTTAAGTTTGACAACCTCTGGATCGGTGTATTACCATGGATCACATCAGAAAACAGAGATGTAAGTCTTAACTTTTTGAGGTCATGCCTATGTCCGATTATTTTTGGTCACTTCGACATCAACGGATTCGAGATGAATCCGGGAATAGAATGCAAGAATGGAGAAGACCCGATGATCTTTTCCAGATACGAAGCCGTCTATACAGGCCATTATCACAAGAAGTCGAGCAAGGGAAACATCCACTATCTAGGGTCTCAGTACGATACCGACTGGAATGACTATGGTGTCGGAAAGTATTTTCATGTCCTTGACACAGAGACCAAGAAATTGACTGCAGTCGAAAATCCAAACAAACTGTTTGTCAAGATTTATTACAGAAATGGTCTGGTAGAAAGTAATGTGGATATCTCGGGAAAGTTTGTCAAGCTGGTTGTTCTTGAGAAAGGTGATATCATAGCTTTCGACAAATGTGTCACTACACTCAAAGATCAACACCCAGAATCTTTCTCTGTCATCGAAAATTTGATAGAAGGTGAGGAAGGAAGTGTCAGTGTTGAAAATAAACCAATCTATACGATCATGGATGACTATGTGACAGAGATGAAGAATATCACAGCCGAGCATAAAGAATCAGTCAAGTCTCTTTTGAAAGACTTGTATGTCGAAGCTATTGCAGCAGGCTCATAATGACGTTCGCTGTCACTTTCAAATCGATCACCATAAAAAACTTCCTCTCGATTGGCAACACACCAATTCGATATGAGCTTGATAGTGGAAAGAAGATTCTTATCACTGGTGTCAATGGAAACGGAAAATCCATTCTTCAAGAGGCACTGATCTTTGCTTGCTTTGGTGTGTCTTATCGCAAGATCAATAAACCACTTCTGGTTAACTGGTTCAACAAGCGTGACTGTCTTGTCACACTAGAGCTTGAGTCTGGTGGAAATACCTATGTGATTGATAGAGGTATTGCACCAAACATTTTCAATATCGATTGTAATGGAAAGAGAGTAGATTCTCAGACTTCGATAGGTGAGCTTCAGAATTGGTTTGAAACCAATGTCCTCCACATGAACTATCAGACTGCGGTTCAAGTTGTGGTTTTAGGCTCTGCCAACTACACACCATTCATGAAATTGGAAGCGGCCAAGAGACGTGAGTTGGTCGAAAATCTTTTGGACATTACAGTCTTCACAACCATGAACAAGTTGTTGAAGCAAAGGATTGATGCCAACAAACAAGAAATTTTGAGTCGCAAGACAGAACAACAGACCAAGTTGAAGTTTCTTGAGAGCATGGAAGTCATGAAGACTTCTGCACTATCTGAAAAACAGGCTGAGTTGGTGTCATGGAAACAGAAAGGTCTTGACCTTATTCAACAACGTTCTAAATTGTTGGCTCTCATAGCTACTAGAACACCACTAGGAGACTCTGAAACAACTCTCTCTGGCGCTCTGAGCACAGCTGTAGGGGATAGGCGCGCACTACAGATTGCGCGTGATTCGCTCGTAAAGAGATTGGAATTTTTTGGAAAGACAAATGTTTGCTCTGAGTGTTCACAGAAAGTCCCTCATGATCACTCGGAAAAGATGCGTGCCACTCTCATGGGAGAGTTTGCTTCTGCTGAATTTGAGATTGGTGAGTTAGAATATCGTGAAGAAGAAATTAAACGACAGCTAACGGAAATTGGTCTACAGAAGAATATCATCAGAGGTGATGAAGTCGCACTGAATGCTCTTAACACAGAACTAGATTCTGTCAAGAGATTTGCCGTCAAGACCATAGAAGAAATTCAGAAGATCGAAGCAGCTTCTAATGATGGAGTTTCAGGACAGATTGCCAAACTGAAAGAAGAGTTGATTCAGTTGGACGAGCAGCTGAAGATTAATGTACTCACGACTATTAAGCATGACACTACCGCTCTTCTATTGAAGGATAACGGAATCAAGGCTGCAGTCATCAAACAGAGTATTCCTACTATAAATTCTCTGATAAATCAATACTTGAACAAATTTGAGTTTCATGTTAGATTTGAGTTTGATGAAAATTTCAATGAGACGATCACTGGAACTGGATACAAAGACCTAGTCTATAACTCATTCTCCATGGGACAGAGGTTTCGTGTTGATCTTGCTATGATTTTTGCGTTCAGGGATGTGGCTCGAATGAATGCTAAGGCAGATTGTAACGTCGCCGTACTTGATGAAATTATGGATGGCTCCATGGATGCCAAGGGAGTTGATGACATGCTCGATATTATTTCTAGGTGCTTAGAAGATCATACGGTCTTTATCATCAGCCATAAGAACGACATTTCTACTGAAAAATTTGATGAGCATTATCATGTTGATATGGTCAATGGGTTTACAAAGATAGCCAAAGTCTGATCCGACGAACGGTAGTTGTTGAATTCTAAATTTTGTTTTATACTAGTTTCACAGTATCTAAACCAAACGGAGAACTCAAATGTCTGAATATCGTGAGAAGTGGTTGTCTGATCTGATCGTCGCTCTGGTTCCTCATTTTGCTGACCATGGCTACAATATCAAACCAGAAGACATTCGTGTTTCCTGTGGTTTTCCGGGTGGTGGTAGCAAATTCCGTCGCATCGGTGAGTGTTGGTCTGCAGGTTCTTCTGAGGACAACAAAGTCCAGATTTTCATCAATCCGATTCTGGATGACAAGCTGAAGGTTGCTGAAGTTCTGGTCCATGAACTCTGTCATGCTGCGGTTGGTGTCAAGGAAAAGCATAATGGCATCTTTGGTAAGTGTGCTCGTGCTGTAGGTTTGATGGGCAAGCTTCGTTCCACGACCGCGACCGATGAACTAAAGTTGAAGCTCGTTGAGCTGTCGATCCGATTGGTGAATATCCTCATGGCGCAATGAAGATCGTGCAACGTATCAAGGGTCCGTACAATGTCATGGTCAAGGCTCATTGCTCTTCCTGTAGCTATGAAATCAAGGTTCCGAAAGGCTGTGAGGTAATGCCAGTATGTGGTCAGTGTGGTGATGACTTCGTCAAGGGAGCACTGTGATGTTAAGTGATGATCGTGACGCAAGACGTTGGCAAACACTCATGAATTTGATTGATGAAGGAAAGGTCAGTGTTATCTTCGAAGATAGACTGAATACCATTGATGGTGGTGAAATTCTCACTGATTGTGGCGATGTTTCTGACGCCATTGATGATTGGTTAATTTTGTAAGGCCCCGTAGCTCAGTTGGAACCTATGGTATATCAGGTAGATAATAGATGCTAAAGATATTTTAGGATTTTTAGACATAGGACTCTTCTTGAGGAATCAAAACAAAAGTTTATGTAAAGCTATAGATTTGCATGAATTAGTAGTCGAGGGGAATCATCTAAGTGTAAGAGCAGCACCCTTCTAAGGTGAAGGTCGGTGGTTCGAATCCATCCGGGGTCACAAAATTAGCTGATAGACGGTACTTGTTGAATTTTAAATTTCGTTTATAATAGCTCCACAGTCAGAAACGAACGGAGAACATAAATGGCAACCCTCAAAGATGTGATGCCGCATGAATTTATGGGTATTGAGTATGTTGATAGTCAAGCTCGTAAGTTTGCAGATGTTGAGGTCGTTTCTCAACATGGTTCAACTACTGACAATATACCTTGGATCGGTAAGCGTACAAATGTCTTTTACTGGGTGAAGCTTGCCAACGGCAAAGCGGTTGGTTGGAATGAAAGCCCCTCTCGTGGTTGGTCTTTTGAAGTTGTAAAATATTCATGACCTGTAATCTCGTCAGATATGGCAAAAAGTCTGATGCCGAACTTCACTTCATCATTCGTGATGCTCGTGAAGCCGCTAAGGCTCAGAAAGGAATGTCCAGTGAATTTAAGTATCTGGATCAGGTCAACGATGCCTGTACCATTTTGAATCGCCGTAGAAATGCTCATAACACTCGTATGGACAATTGGTTTACTACAACGTGAAACAAACCACTAATCGATCAAAGTTGATCAATGAAAACACTGGAACAGACATCCTAGCCAAGATGCTTTCAGATGTTGGTATCACTGTTGTCTATAAGAAGGTCAGGACGGCCTACTGTGACCTTGAGAATAAGGTAGTCATCATTCCCTTCTGGGATGTCTCCAAGCTCACCAGCATCGCCCTGAGAGCGCATGAGGTAGGACATATGCTCTACAGTCCACTCAGTGACTTCCATGCTGTCACGACCCTAGAGCATCATCTGGTTAAGCAAGCTGGTATCAAGCACCAGAAGATGATCAAAAAGTATGTCAATGTTCTAGAAGATGTTCGAATCGAGCGTCTGATTTCCATGAAGTATCGTGGTCTGTCTAGAATCTTGGCTGCTGCTCATACCGAGATGTTTCATTCTGGTTTTTACAAGGGTCATGAAGAAAAAGAAGAATTGATCAATGTCGAAGGTGTCAAGACGATCATTGATAAAATTCTGATCCTTTCTCGTCTCGGAACTCAACAAACCGGTGTCCAATTCACACCAGAAGACATGGAATGGTATGAACTTGCCAGAACCACCGAGACGTTTACTGATGTCGTTGCACTAGCTATCCGAATCTACATGCTGGAAGAGCATAGTCAACAGAACTCAGATTTTGACGGACTCCTTGAAATGATTGGAAAAGTTTCAAAAGAACTTCTGAAACAGATCAAGGAAGATGTTGCCCGTCAAATGAAGAAGGAAAAGAAAGAACGAGCAGAGAAAGAAAAGAATATGACTCAGGCTGAGAAGGAAGAAGCTGAGCCATTTGAGGATGATGAAATCGTCAAGATTGATGGTGAGTCAGAAGAAGGTGAAGAATCAGGTGAGTCTGATAATGAATCAGATAGTGAGTCAAATGAGTCGGAAAATAGGTCAGAAGAGGCTTCGTCTGGGAAATCAAAGTCTATGGAACATGGTTCTAATTTAGAATAACTTTATGATGCTGCCAAAGAGAATCATGCTGTGCAGGATGGCAAGAGTGGTTCGATTACTGTTCAGTCTGTTGCCAGAGCACATGAATACTTTTCTACTATATCCAAGA